CCTCCGAATCGACCGTCGCAACTAGCGGGAGGTAAAAGTGGGTGCTAGAGGGTTTCCGCCAGCCCCTACGCGATTAAAAGTACTGAGGGGTAATCCTGGGCGTCGGCCGCTCAATAAAAAAGAACCTCGGGCGAAAGTGGCGAAGCCTGATCTCCCGTCGTGGCTTGCGGGTGCGAGTGATCCGGTCGCGCGTGACGTGTTCGATGAATTATCCGTGCTCCTCGTCGGCTTAAAAGTCTTGACGATTGCCGAGCAGGAAGCCCTCGCGCAGCTCGCGGACAAGATTGCGCTCTACCGCCGTCTGCGCGTTGAGATGTACGACGGCTTTTCGTATGAATGCCAAACGGAATCGGGAGCGATCATGCGGCGCATCAAGCCAGAAGTGCAGCCATTTCTCGATATCTCCCGGCAAATTTCGCAAGGACTGGCGACCTTCGGCCTCACGCCCTCATCGCGCACCAAGATTGAAACCATCGGCGTGAGCGACCGCGATCCACTGGAAGAATTTCTAGGGCATGGCACGTAATGGAAAGTCACCTCGACCCGATCATCCCGTTGAACGCTATGGGCGGCGTATTGTTCAAGGCGAAATCGTCTGTTGTAAGTGGGTGCGACTCTTTGTTGAGCGCCATTTCCGAGATTTGCGGACCGGCGCGGCACGGGCGCTGCATTGCGATGTGTCGGCTGGTGAGCGCGTCCTCAGATTCTTCGCCCTCCTCAAGCATTCCAAGGGCGAATGGGCGGGGAAACGTTTTGACCTCGATGACTGGCAGAAATTCTACCTCTTCGTCCTGTTCGGGTGGAAACGGGCCGATGGCACGCGCCGATTCCGCACGGCGTACACCGAAATCGCCAGAAAAAACGGGAAATCGACGCTCGCCGCCGGGGTTGCGCTCTATCTCTTCGTCGGCGATGACGAGCCAGGGGCCGAAGTCTACTGTGTGGCCACGAAACGCGATCAAGCCAAGATCGTCTGGAGCGAAATCGCCCGGATGGTCCAGTCCTCCAGCGGATTTCGCAAAGCGATCAAAACCGTCAAAGACAATCTCTCTTGCGAAGGCAAACACGCCAAGTGTGAACCACTCGGGAGCGATGCCGACACCCTGGACGGGCTCAACCTTAACGGCGCGATCGTCGATGAACTCCACGCGCATAAGTCGCGCGGGGTGTGGGACGTGATTACGACGGCGACCGGCTCACGACGGCAACCGTTGATCTATGCGATCACGACGGCGGGCTTCGATCGGCAATCCGTCTGCTTTCAGCAGCACGAATACACTGAAAAGGTGTTGGAGGGCGTGATTGAGGATGACGCCTTTTTCGGATTCATTGCTTCGCTCGATGCCGGCGACGACTGGCAGAACCCCGCGCTGTGGGTGAAGGCGAATCCGAATCTGGGCGTGAGCGTGAAATTGGAAAGTTTGCAGGAACAATGTTTGAAAGCACAGCACGATCCCGCCTCGCAGAATGCCTTTTTGCGGTTGCGGTTGAACCAGTGGACGAGCAACGAAATCCGCTGGGTGACGTATGAAGTCTGGGATCAGAACGCAGGATCGGTGGACGAATCCCTGCTCGAAGGACGCACCTGCTACGGCGGGCTCGATCTCGCCTCCACGACCGATACCGCGTCGTTCGTGCTGGCCTTTACGCCGCTGGAGCCAGGCGGGCCAGTCATCTTGCTCCCACGCTTTTGGATCCCCTCCGAGAACATGCACCTCCGCGTCTTACGCGATCGGGTGCCGTATGACGCCTGGGTGCGCGACGGCTGGATGAGTGCCACACCGGGCAACGTGATTGATTATGACGCGATTCGGAAGCAAATCGTCTCGGACTACAGCCGCTTTGCCATTCGGCAGATCCGTTTCGACCGATGGGGGGCGACCCAACTCTCGACGCAATTAGCGGCCGACGACGGCCTCGAAATGGTCACGATGGGGCAGGGCTTCGCCAGCATGTCGAGCCCGATGAAGGAATTTATGAGGCGGCTACAGGATCAGAGCATTGCGCACGGGGGACATCCGGTCTTGCGCTGGCAGGCGAGCAACGTGATGGCCCGCATGGACCCAGCAGGGAATATCAAGCCCGATAAAGCCGCAAGCCGTGAACGCATTGACGGCATTGTCGCGGCCATCATGAGTTTAGACGGAGTAATTCGTGAGCCAGATTCAGTCTACGAATTGGACGGTATCAAGATTCTCTAGCGCGATCGACGGCACGGATACGTGCGTGCTCGCGGGGCTGACCGTGCTCAGTGTGGGCACGGCGCTCACCTACGATCTGGGCACAGCGTTGATCGTGATCGGCGGTGTATTGACCCTGGTGGGCCTTGGGGCGCTGGCCCGGAGAGCGAGCTGATGGGACTACTGACGAAACTCTTTGCCCGCGAGAAGCGCATGACGCTGGAGGAGATGGGCCAGCTCATGGACCAAGCGGTGGGCGGCTTTCCCACCACGACCGGCATTGACATCAACGACAGTTCCGCGATGGGTGTGATGGCCGTCTACGCAGCGGTGCGTTTACTCTCGGAAACCATCGGCTCCTTGCCTGGGCACGTCATGCGCGAGACGGACGCGGGGAAAGAAAAGGCGCTCACGCATCCGCTCTACACGATTCTGCACGACCAAGCGAATCCAGAACAGACGGCGATGGAGTGGCGCGAGACCGCGATGTGCCATCTCCTCTTGCGCGGGAATCACTTTTCAGAAAAGCAACGGGACGGCGCGGGGCGCATTGTCGCGCTCTGGCCCATCCATCCGGATCGTGTGCGGATCGAGCGCGAGGGCCAGGCCGGGCCACTCGTCTATCTCGTCAAGGTGCCGCCACAGAATACGGAAATCAGACTGAGCGCGGATCGTATCCTACATCTGCGCGGGTTGGGCAGTAATGGCGTCACGGGGTTTTCTCCGCTCGCTGTGGGGCGTCAAGCGATTGCCCTGGCACTGGCGGCTCAGGAGTATGGTGCGCGGTTGTTCAAGAACGATACGAAGCCTGGCGGGGTGCTGGAACACCCATCAAAATTGAGCAAACCAGCTTACGACCGCCTCAAGGCCAGTATCGAACAGGAACATCAGGGCTTAACCAACGCGCACCGCATGATGATTCTCGAAGAGGGGATGACGTGGCATCAAATCGGGATTAACCCCGACGATGCGCAATTTTTGGAGTCGCGCCGGTTCAGCGTCACGGAAGTCGCGCGGCTCTTCAACGTGCCCCCGCACCTCTTGCGCGATCTGGAGCGGGCGACGTTCAGCAATATCGAGCACCAGGGGATTGATTTCGTGGTGAACAGCCTGCGGCCTTGGCTCGTGCGGCTGGAGCAACGCTTGAAGATCGAACTCTTGAGCGATTCCGATCGCGTGACGCATTTTATCAAATTCAACGTCGATGGCCTGCTGCGCGGGGACATCAAGACACGGTTTGACGCCTATCAAGTGGCGAAGCAAAACGGCTGGATGAACGCCGATGAAATTCGAGAACTGGAAGATTTGAATCCCATCCCGGACGGACATGGACAGGACTATTGGCAGCCGATGAATCTGGGCGTCGTGGGGCAAATACCCGAACCCGCGCCTACCGATCGGCAGCCTACGGAGGCCTTATGAACTTTAGCACCAAAGTCGAGCGTCGCATGATCGACGCGGCGGAACTGCGGCTGGACGGCGACGGGGACACGCGCACCATACGTGGCTATGCCGCCGTGTTCGACGCGCAGAGCTTGCCGATCTTCGGCTTTCGGGAAGTGATCCGTAAGGGCGCGTTCAAAAAAACGATTCGGGAGTCCGACATTCGCGCCTTGTGGAACCACGATCCCAATTTCGTCTTAGGCCGCAAATCCGCCCGGACCTTGCGCTTAGAAGAGGACGAGAAAGGGCTGATGACGCGCATCTTCCCGCCCAATGCGGCGTGGGCGCGGGACTTGATGGAGTCGATTGAGCGCGGCGATGTATCACAGATGTCGTTCGGCTTTCGTGCGGTGAAAGAAAAGTGGAATGCAGCGGGCGAGGACGGCTTGCCCGTGCGGGAACTGATGGAGGCGCAGTTGTTCGATGTCTCGCCCGTGACATTCCCGGCCTATCCGCAGACGGAGGTGCATGTCCGAGCCGTCATGGACGCAGTGTTGAGCCGGATGCAGCTCGGGGAGTTGACGACGGAGGAACGGGCGGCGATGGCCGTCGCCTTGGAAAACTTGAGAGCAGGACTGCTTGAGCCGGGTGCCCCCCACTCCAGCAGACAGCCGGAGCCGGGTGCCCCCCACTCCGAGGAGCCACGGCGCACGCTCCAGGCACGTCGGTTGCGTTTGTTGGAATTACTCGCCTAACCGGGAGGGCATTATGAAGAAGGATCTAGCCGAACTCAAACGCCGACAGTTAGAGCAAGCGGGAGAACTCCGCGCCATGCTCGATAAAGCAGAGGCGGAGAATCGTCCGCTCACGAAAGTGGAGGACGAGCTGTACGCCAAGACTGAAGGCGACATTGCCATGCGGAAATCGCAAATCGAACGCGAAGAGCGGTTGCAAAGCGTCGAAACCGCGCTGGCCACGCCGAGCCGCATCGTGAGCCGCCCTGATCCGAATGAGGGCGAAGGACGAATTGCGGCGCGATCCGTGACACAAGACGAGGTGCGCTGCATCGTGCGGCAGAAGGACGGCAGCTACAAAGAGGGCCGTGCCATTGATCCGGTGAAGGAGTTTCGTACCTTCGGGGAGCAGATTGCCGCCATCGTGCGAGCCGGGCGCAATGAGGGACTGGATCAACGCCTCGTGTCGCTGCGGGCCGCGTCAGGGCTGAACGAAACCGTCCCGTCAGACGGCGGGTTCTTGGTGCAGCATGATTTCTCCACGGAAATCTTTGCCCGCACGTATGAACTGGGTCAGGTGTTGAGCCGGTGTCGGCGGGTGCCGATCGGCGCGAACGCGAACGGGCTGAAAACGCTCGCGGTCGATGAAACTACTCGCGCCACGGGTTCACGTTGGGGCGGGGTGCAGGTCTATCGCGTGAACGAAGCGGACGCAGGAACCGCCAAGAAGCCGAAATTCCGCCGCATGGAATTGAATTTGAAGAAGTTGATCGGCGTGGCGTATGCGACCGATGAGCTGTTGCAGGACTCGACGGCGCTGGAGTCGATCCTGATGCAGGCATTCCCAGAGGAATTTTCGTTCTCCATCGAGCGGGAAATCTTTGAAGGGCAGGGCGCGGGCGAGATGCTGGGATTTATGAACAGCCCGGCGCTCGTGTCAGTGGCGAAAGAATCCTCACAGGTGGCCGCCACCATCGTGGCAGAGAACGTGCTGAAGATGTGGAGCCGGTGCTGGTCCCGTTCGAGGGCCAACGCGGTCTGGTTCATCAATCAGGACTGTGAACCGCAACTCTATCAGATGAACTTCAAAATCAAGAACGTCGCGGGCACGGAAAACGTCGGCGGCATGCCGGTGTACATCGGGCCAGGCGGGTTGTCGGGGAGTCCCTACGCGACCCTCTACGGGCGCCCGGTGATCCCCGTCGAATACTGTCAGACGCTCGGCACCAAGGGCGACATTATCCTGGCCGACATGAGCCAGTACCTCATCATCGATAAGGGCGGATTGCAGAGCGCCCAGAGCATGCACGTCCGTTTTCTCAACGACGAGCAGACCTTCCGCTGGACGATCCGCAACGATGGGCAGCCGATTTGGAATGCCCCGCTCACACCGTTCAAGGGCACAAGTACCTTGAGTCCATTCATCAGCTTGGATGTCCGCTAACGCTGACGACACGAAAGAGGAGGACGTTATGCAACAGCAATTGATGGAAACACTCAAAGCCGTCTGGGCGGGGGAACCCAAGAACTATACAGGCGCGGCTATGGCGGCAAAATGGGTGTCGATGAAGAACTACACGAATCTCACCATCGTCATTCTGACCGGAGCCTGGGCGGCGGGCACGGCAGCCGTGACGCTGGCCCAAGCGACCGCAGTGGCCGGTACGGGGACGAAGGCGCTGGCCTTTGATACCCACTGGCACGATGAAACCACCTCCGGCACGCTCGCCAAAATTGCCACGGTGTCGAATACGTTCAACCTCACGACCGCGCTCAAGATGTACGTCATCGAAGTCGATGCCCGCAGCTTGGATGTGGCGGGCGGATTCGATTGCGTCACCTTGGCCGTGGCCTCGCCTGGGGCGAACGCCGATTTCTATGGGGTCGCCTATATCCTGCATGGCTCACGCTATCAGGGCGCGGCACAACCGAGCGCGTTGCTCGACTAAGCGACGGAGGACGGATGTTGATTTCGCTGGCGAACGTCAAGGCGTTCAAGAACATCACGGAGCATCAGCACGACGA